AACTATATATCGGGCCAACTCGCGACTCAGTAGAATCTGTTAGTAAGGATAGGTTCAATTCTATGGTCAGCTCTGTGGAATCGTTAGATAGAGGACTTAAGAAAGGGGTACAGAATAAAACTGTTGAGAAATACATAAATGGTGCGCGTATCGGCTTTGCATGGGCAGGCAGCGCGACTCAGTTAGCTAGTCACCCTGTATATATAGCATTTATTGATGAGCGCGACAGAATGGGAGCTATTGTAGGTGAGGGATCAGTTGACGGACTAGCTGAGGCGCGATTAGCCACGTATAACGGCATATTAGTACGCACCTCGACACCACTGTTAGGTGATATCGAGATGTCAGACAACGATAATGAACTTAATTTTTGGCAAATCGCTGACGATGAAGATCTGTCAAGCCCTATATGGCGACATTTTCAGCAAGGATCAATGCATCATTTTGCTATACCATGCTCAGACTGCGGTGATTACTTCATCCCCTTTAGTGGATTGTTAGTATACGATGAGGATTTAACGCATTTTATGATACATATCTAGGGTGTCCAAGTTGCGGAGTACTTCAATCTAACAAAACTAAAGAGTCGCAATGCTCTAGGGGTGTATATGTAGCACCTAACCAAACTATTGAGGAGACTAATTGGGATAAGGAAGACACTCATGCAATCGTTAGTGGTCAGCGTGTACTATATGGCGATTATTTGGAGGTCACCGACTCACTACAGCATGTTTCGTTCTGGATTAGCGGTTTACTATCACCTTGGCGAACATACGGTCACAGAGCGCGCTCGTTAGCCTCAGCAAAGAAAAATGGCGAGCGTGATGACGAACAAACAGCAATAAATACCGGATATGGAGAATGCTACATGCCAAAAGGTGATATTCCAGAATGGCGAGCGTTAAGGAACAATGCCCAACGATATAAGAAAGGGGAGGTGCCAAACGGAGTGATTGCGTTAGTAGCGGGGGTAGATGTCCAGAAAGATAGACTATATTACAGTATCGACGGCATAGGCGTGAACTTTGATAACTTCACTGTTGATTATGGCGAGATTTTCGGGCAAACAAAAGATGATTATGTATGGCATGAACTAGCTAGATTGTTAGAGTCGCAATATGACGGGCTAACGATTCACTGCATGTTAGTTGACTCAGGATATAACCCCTCTGACGGACCGTCAGATGAGAGTATCATCTATGATTTCTGCTTTAATAATCCGAGGGCATATGCAGCCAAGGGTCATGACTACCGCACCAGAGCATACTCGTCATCAAAGATAAACGTTTCTATTGAGGGGAAGACAATTGATGACGGCTTGCAGTTATGGCACTTAGATACAGACTATTTTAAGTCGATGCTTTATAAGCGAATGGATTGGGAGGGAGATAAAAAGGGCGCTTTGCACTTTCCAGAGAATGTAGATGATGAGTACTTGCGTCAAATCACGGCAGAGACTAGACTTGTCAAGGCCAACGGCAAAGCTGAGTGGCGAAGTATTCGCAGAGATAATCATTGGGGTGACTGTAAGATGATGGCACTAGCAGCCGCGCATATTATAGGTGCTCATAGATTTAAGGACGGCATGGAACCCTCAAAGCGAGGAGAAGGGCCAACAAATAAACAAAGGGGTGGAGGTCGCACCCTTAGCAAAGGACTTAGACGATAATGGCTACCACTAATGCAGCAATGTTAGATCTTGTAGATGAGGCTATTGCAGCTACACTAAAAGGTCAGGAATTTAGATTAGGTGACAAGTGGTTAACACGCGCCAACCTAACAGAACTTTACACTATCAGAACCGATCTACAATCTAAGATAGCAAGATCACAAGGGGGCGCAGTAGCTACCCGACCAACATTTAAACACGGGGGCTAATGATGGAGTCACGAAAAGAACTAACGGCAAAGCTAAACCTTAATCCTACTAAACTTGAAAGAGCTATAGCGACTCTATCGCCTCGTCGGGCATTATCTAGAATGACAAGTCGTATTCAGATGGAAACGATGGCACTAGTGGGCGGGTATTACAGAGGCGGAAGAAAAGGCAGAAACTTAAGCGGGTGGAATGTCAGTTCAGGAGATGCCAATACGCACCTTAGGGATTCTGTTGCTAACTTACGCGCTGACAGTTTTGATCTGTATCTAAATAATCCTGTTGCGGTCAGTGCGGTAAATACCGAAACTGATAACGTGGTAGGAGCAGGCATTCAACCTATACCAAATTTTGACAGAGAGTTTTTAGGTATAGAGTCTGACGAGGAAGCTAAGGAACTAACGAGTGCGATATTGCGCGAATGGGAATTGTTCACTAGAACTTGTGATAGCACCTTAATGAATACGTTTGAAGAACAACAAGAAGTGGCACTAAGAAGCGTGATGCTATCGGGCGACATTTTTGTAAACCTTCCATACCTAACGAGAACAGACAAGGGGATTGATTATGAATTATCTGTCAATCTCATTGAGGCGCATCGAGTTACTAACAAAGATAGCAAACAAGATAGCGCAAATCTAATGATGGGAGTTGAGTTAGGTAATGATGGCGAACCTATAAGATACCAAGTAAGAACAGCGCACCCCGACAGTGAAACGAATAAAGCAAAAGCAGCATGGGATATATTGGATGTATGGGGTTCTAACGGAAATAGAATGGTGCTGCACCTTTACAAACAAGTTAGACCTAACGGAGTAAGGGGAGCGCCTTGGTTAGCGCCAATCATCGAACTAATAAAGAAATTAGACACATTGACTCAGGCAGAAGTAGACGCAGCCGTTTTAAATAGTTTCTTTACAGTATTCCTTAAAAAATCAATGCCTAACGATTCTGGTAGTCTGCCAATCGACGTATTAACTAACATTGGTGAAAAGGATTCGGCAGGTGAGCTAACATTAGGATCTGCCAACATTTTGCAGTTGTATGGTAACGAGGAGGTTGAGTTTGCCGACCCATCGAGGGATCACGCATCTTTTGAGATCTTTTTCAAGCTACTAACGACTCAGATAGGGAGCGCGTTAGGTATTCCTTACGAAGTGCTTATGAAGCAGTTTGATTCGTCATATAGTGCGTCAAGAGGTGCATTAATAGAAGCTTGGAAGCATTTTAACGTGTCGCGGACATGGCTCGTTAGATCTTTCTGTCAACCCATCTACGAAGAATTTCTGTTTGAGGCAGCAGTGAAAGGCAAGTTGCCCCTCAAAAACTATGTTAATGACCAACGATTTCGGTTAGCATGGGCAAAATGTGATTGGGTAGGTACAGAGCAAGGTCAATTAAACCCTCTACAGGAAGCGAAAGCGGACGAGGTTAACTTAAGAAATAACCTAACGAGCAGACAGAGGATTGCAGCCAAGCGCGGGATAAGATGGGAAGATGTACACGCGCAAAATGTCCAAGCCCAAACCACAATGTTAGATGACGGCTTAGCAGATTCGTTAGTATTAAATCCTGCAAGTGCGAGCGATGACATTGAACCAGAGAGGAATGATAACGATGACGACCCACAAAATTAATTCAGGACTCCAAACTCTAGACCTCGCGATTTCTCGTGCTAACGATATCGGTACGATTGATATTCATGGAGCGATTTACAATAACGCATGGGAAGAGTATGGCGAAGTAGATTTAAAAATGTTGAAAGCCTCACTGAACTCGTTAGAAGGAGTTTCAGAATTACACGTACATATTCATAGTCCGGGCGGTCATGTTACCGAAGGTCTAGCAATGTATGATGCACTCCGCGCCTTTAATGCAAAGTTAGTTACTTACAATGATGGCATGGCTGCATCAATGGGCAGTGTTTTATTTATGGCAGGTGACGAAAGGATTATGGCAGAGAATTCTGTAATCATTATTCATAATCCATACGGCATGTCATTTGGCGAAGCAAAGGACCATCAAAAAACCATAGCGATATTGTCAGCGCAGCAAGAACGAATTACCAGTATATATAATAAGGGGCTAGGTGATAACGATCTTGAACTAGGCGCGATGATGGATGTTGAGACTTGGATCTATGCACCTCAAGCACTTGAAGAGGGATGGGTACATTCCGTCACCGATAGAGTAGACTTTGAAGCGGCAGCATTAGTAACTAACACATCACTTATGGCGCAACACGGAATCAAAAATATTCCTGACGACTTCGCTAGTCGGTATAACGAACAGCGAGGCAGGAACACCGCTAATATTAGAAAGGCATTAAGCCTTCCTGAAACTGTTAGCAAATCAACCACTGTAACAAAGGACAAAGTCATGACCAGAGAAGAACTGTTAGCACTGCTAAAAACAAATATGGCAGTAGTTTTAGAATTCGCATTTGGTACGGTGGATTTCACCGACAGAATTGCAACAGCGAATTTCGATGCTACTAAATGTGAACGCGCACGAATCCAAGATATTCTAGCCCTCAAGCGTGAAGGTATTGAAGACTTTGTAGACTCGTTAGCGTTTGACGATGAACATAAGAATCTTTCTAAGGCCGAGGCAGCTTTGATGATTCTTGACAAGTTAACGGAGATGGGGACCAATGCGCTAGACGTTAGGCGAAAGGAAACTAACGGAACCGTTAAGCCTGACACAACTTCACAAAAAGGTGGTGGCGGGGATCTTACAGGTGAAGATTTGTGGAAAGACCAATATGCTAACGACATCAATGGTGTTCGTACTGGCAATGAAGGTTTCTCCTCAGAGGAAAATTATGTCGCCTACATGAAGGGAGCATCTAAGGGGGCGGTCCGACACAATAACCCCGCTTACTCAGTATCAACCTAAACTTAATCGTTAGCTAAATTTCAGGAGAAAATTAAATGACGACTCTTACAGAAAATGCCCAACGATTGTTTGGGGGTGGCGGTATCTTAAACAATATCGACATGATTGCAGCAGATATCATCTATGAACACGCAGCCGTGGGCAAAGTTGATGCGACAGGGTACTCTCGTCCGTTAGTGGCAGGGGATTTATTTCTCGGCTTTGCAGATGAGCAAAAAGATAATCTGTTAGGTAGTGCCGCAGATGAAAACGTCCGACTAATCCGCAAAGGGGTGGTAACACTCACTATTGCAGGCGTAGTTGCTACTGATGTCGGTCAGCCTGTATATGCATCAGATGATGATACATTTACAATGCTACCCGCAGCCGCAGCCGTATCTAACAGTTTCGTTGGGTTTGTGATGCGCTACAAGTCGGCAGGCATAGCGGAGGTCGCATTTAATTGTGATCGTTATGAAGATCCGTATGGTACTGGCCCCCGTGAAGTATTGTCAGCGAATAAAACGTTAGACATTCTTGATACGGGTAAGACATTTTTTATCGACACTGATGCATTCGTTATCACCTTACCAGTGACAGCGACACCGTTAGAAGTTGGTATTGTCAATGCAGGCGCATTTGGTACTGTTTTAGTATCAGTTAGCCCTCAGGCAGCGGACATGATACATGCCCCTGATATTGCAGGCACTAACGACAAAGATCACTTGAACACTAAAGCAACTGCACGAAGGGGCGATAGGATTCGACTGAGAAACGCGGGGGATGCTAACGGGGCTATAGTGTCTGAACAAATCGGTATTTGGGCGCAGGAATCAGCGTAAC